GTAGCCGTCGCTTATGCCGTAGCCGTTGCGTATGCCGTAGCCGTAGCGTATGCCGGAGCCGTTGCTTATGCCGGAGCCGTTGCGTATGCCGTAGCCGTTGCTTATGCCGGAGCCGTTGCTTATACCGTAGCCGTTGCTTATGCCGGAGCCGTAGCGTATGCCGTAGCCGTCGCTTATGCCGTAGCCGTTGCGTATGCCGTAGCCGTAGCGTATGCCGTAGCCGTCGCTTATGCCGGAGCCGTTGCTTATGCCGGAGCCGTTGCTTATGCCGTAGCCGTTGCGTATGCCGTAGCCGTTGCTTATGCCGGAGCCGTTGCTTATACCGTAGCCGGTGATATTTGTAGTATAACTCTTAATTTCCTTAACAAATTCTTCAAAACTTAAAACTTTTACTATTTCGAGTATCTCAACGGCAACTTTGCTATCTTTATCATCTTTCGAAATAGCTCCATACCCCTTGACCTTTGCAAATTTATTCCATTGTACAAAGGGATAATAATTAAAACAATCTAACGGATTTTCGCAAAAATGTAAGCCGTTGTGGCACTTGTCCGGAAATCCCTCTTGTCTATGTACTACACCTTCAACATTGCCGTTTTCATCGGCATAGCAATAGTTATCCCCGTAATTTGCCGTCCAATCATAATTAAAAATCTTGTAACCCTCTGCAACAACCTGTAATCCGTTTAATACACTTCTATCGACTATCATTACATTTCCTCCTCATTAATCTTTGTTTTGCTTCTTTGTTTTCCCTTGCTCTTATTGCATTTATCGGCTTAAAATAGTTGTCAAATACTAAATTTATTGCTTCACGTTTACTGTTCGCTTTAACTAAATACTTACTAAGCCAATCTCCGGCACAAGTAACATAATAAATATTCATACAATCACCTCAGAACGGCAAATCGTCGTCTTTAACGTCATCGTCTATCGGATAAAAACCTTCCCCGATGCCGTCATTCTCACGTTTCCGGCCATCTCCTGCATTGCTTCTCTTGCTTTCGGCAAAGTACTGTTCCTCTGCGACAACCTCAATCGTAGTCCTCTTGTTTCCGTAGCTGTCGCCCCAATTCCGAACCTGCAAACGTCCTACAACCGAAATCATCTGACCTTTTGTTAAATACTTTTCTGCAAACTCGCCCTGCTTACCGAAGGCAACGCAAGGAATAAAATCTGCATCCTGTTCGCCCTGGCGTTTAAATCGTCTATTAACCGCAAGTGAATATCTGGCAATCGCTTTCGGTTCTGCCCCCTGCGAATACCTAACCTCGGGATCTCTTGTTAATCTCCCCATCAAGATAACTTTATTCATTGTCCTACCTCCAAGCTTAATTTTTCGCTATTTTTTATTAACAAAGCCTTAACCGATGTCGGTATAGCCTCAAAGTCTTTTCGCTCTTTAACTTTCGCTTTATAGCTTCGCATAAAGTTACTTGCAATCACCGTTTCGGTACTCTCATCATCAGCCAACGCCCATTCCCTGAGCACATTAGCACTGCCGATTGTGGCTTTTATATCGTCAGGCAGTCTGTCAAACTCCTCGGTTGAGTGATAAGCACTATTCCTAATCGCTGTTTTAACAAGTCCCCACGCTTCAACCTCGGATAAGCCTTTTTTTGCTGTAATCTGTCCAATCCTTGAAATGACATCCGCTATTGTCGGTGGATATGGACTTGTTGCGATTAACGCTTTAACGGCAGCGTTTACAAGCTCTGCCGGATATTCTGCAAGCATTGAATACCAAAGCGATACGGTGTCCCTGATTTCAGCGTTGGTCTTGTTGTCGTAATATCTCGGATAGGCAGTCTTAATAACCGCCAAAAGCTTCACAGTTTCCAAATTGGTCATCGCCCTCTGCCTCCTTCATCTCGTTATAGATGTCCATAAACGGATTGCCACTACCACCGCCTCCGCTTGCTCTCGGCTTATTGTCATAATTACCATCAAGCACTTTAGCCATATTGGCATCTTTTATCAGCCAATCAAAGTTAGCAGTCCAGTTATTATTATTCGCTCCGGTCAAAAAACTGCTTTCGTTGGCTTTTTCAAACAATCGTTGGAAATCATCAATGCCATAATGATTGAGCCTTGCTCTTAAAGCCTTCTTCCGGCTTTCTGAAAGCGTGGTACACTTAGGCAACGTCACGCAAGTGGCGTTATACATATCAGCTATTAGCTGATAACTATGTTTTTCATTAACATTAACATTCTCATTTACATTAACATTCTCATTTACATTAACATTCTCATTTACATTAACATTCTCATTTACATTAACATTCTCATTTACATTAGGTTTTTCAAAATCGCTAACCATTTCGTTTTCTTCATAACCACTGGTTTTTGAGTTTTCGTTATTTTCAAAACCATTGGTTTTCACTTTTTCATCATCTTCAAAACCATTGGTTTTTACTTTTTTGTTTTCTTTAAAACCATTGGTTTCTGTTTTTTCATCTTTAGGCCTGCCGCCTTTTTTTCCGCTTTCATATCTTTTATTGTTTGCGTCAATCTGCGGTTTCATCAAAAGGAAAAAACTCTGCACTATACAGTTATCAGTTTCCGGTATTATGCCCGTAAATGAATACTCAAGCAAAGCATTATATAAATCAGCCTGTATTTCTTTAGGCTGTATTTTGATAGCTTCGTAAAAAGAACGATAAAAAACTGTACTCTCTCTTGCTTCCATCTGCTTCACTCCTCCGTACACACCGGTAACTTAGTATCTTCATTTAATCGTTTTCTGATGAAGGAAAAAGCCATTAACGTCATTCCTTCAAGTTTAGGTGCATTTCCTGTTGTCGCATACTCAAAGATCGCTTTAATAAGCCTTCCTGCTTCTTCATAAGAAAGCAGTTCAAAAGCTTCTCTATACTCGGCATATAAAACAAATCCGTCCTTCATGGTGTTTCTCCTTCCTTTATCGTCAATTCCGTACTCCCTGTTTCCGCATATCTCTTAACTGCCGTTACCTTTATTATTTGGCTATCGTCTGCATACGCCAAACCATTTAAGGCATCCAGTACCGACTTTATCAAATTATCAATATCAGGCTTTTTTGTATGCTTTATTCTGCCATTCAACATCTCCGCACTTTGCTTTTTAGAATAGCTTTTTGGTATTGGCATATAAAATACTATGTTCATTTCTAACGGTTGCTCTGACGGCTGTATACCGCCGTATTTTGCCACCCAACACATTTTGACGTATTCCTCATATTCCTGTGTCTTTTTCGGTGTGTATGTGCCGTATCTGCCTAACCTCGGTCTGCCTTTTGCAACCGGTACACCGTCTATTGTTAATTGCTTCATGTTTGACCTCACAAATAGTTTTTGCCTATAAGCTGTATAAACTCTTGTCTTGTATGTCCTGCTTCTTCATAAGCCATTTGGCAAGCCTGTTTCAGCTCCATATCTAACTCATGACCATTCTTTCCATGTACTCCGCTTGTTCCTCGGTGATATTCAGGTATCAGATAAACCCAAAAGCCGCATTTATCAGAGATTGCACGCCCTTTAACTCCAAAAAAAACATGGTGCTTTTCAAGGTTGTCCGTTCTGCCGGTTATGTAACACTCTTTTACCACACCTTGCAAAACAGATACTTTATGACTTCCTTTCACTGTCCCACGCCCTTTTCATTTCTTCTAACTCTGTCGGTGTCAATGTTTCTATGCCTTGTTCTTTGCAATCGTTTACAACGGCATCTATCAACCTTGACATTTGTTTTGTATTGTAACAGCTACTTCCGTAATAAAAGTTGACTAATACAAATCCTTTATGCTGTCCATGGTCTAATCTGTCCGCTATCCAGCCTAAACCATGTGACTTCCACATATATATCATTGTATCGACCGCTTTTTCGTCAATCTCGACCGTTCGATAGATACCGAGGTCTTTTATGTACTCCCAGTAGATTTCTTCTTTCTTTCGGTTTAGCTTTTCAGCAAGCTCTCCAACCAATGTCCAGAAGTAGCTGTTGGCATTAAGGCTTCTTTTTTTGCGGTATTTACTTATCTTTATTGTAAGTGCTTCTCCCGCTTGCTCCAAAGCCGCCTTAATGGTGTTTTTGTCTTTTGTGGTTAATTTATCGACCATAAAGGAAACCTCAGTCTTGCCACTCTCAAGCGTTTTAAACTGTATTCTGTTTTCGGCTTTAAGAGTAGCAAGACCTTCCATTTTTTATGCCTCCTGTTTTTTTCTCCAAGCTTCTATCTCGTCAATTTTTTTCTGTGCTATATCTTTTGGCAATCTCATAATTGCAGTAACACCGTTTTCGTTTAAGAATTTATCAAGCTTTTCTCTTTTACCTTGATACTCTTTAGTGAGCTTTGCTATCTGATCTTCTGTTGCATACTCAATTTTCGGCTTGCTTTTTGTTTCCGGCTTATCCTGATTGTTAAGTGCATTCTGCAATTCTTCCGCACTGCAAACACTTGTATCAATTCCAAAGCCGCACATTCCTAACGCTCTACCAACTGCCGATGTTTCGCAGTTCTCGATGTAGCTCGTTTTGTTTATAAAAGTAGATCCTTCTTTCTCCTGTGCAAATCCTGTTCCTAAGATTTTACCTTCGTTCATCGCGGTTGCTTTCATTGTACAAACGCCATTTTCAAGGCTTATTATTTCGGTGTTTATCGTTCCTTCCGGATAAACCATTCTAAAGGCTTTTATTCGCTGATTTACCTCTGCATAGTCTTTACCTTTAATGTTTGTTGTAGCTATTGTGTCATTAGCCTTTTTTATATCCTCAAAAGTAATCATTTAATCAACCTCCGCTGTTTCAACATCAATTTCCGCAAGCTCTAAGACTTCTTTTATTCCTAAAGCTTCAAGACATTCCAGATGATAAAAGTCCTCGCCAATTCTCGCAAATTCTTCACCCTCCTGAATACCTTCTTTACAATGTTTGCAGATATAAACGTTTTTCGCTTTTGGCTCGTTCGGGCAACCTGCTTTGTGAGGGTTGCTGTGGCAATATTCACACATCAAAATTCCTCCTCCGGTACTGTCGTTGCCAATAACGTATTGTATTTATCTTCAAGTGCTTTGTACTCATTCTCAAGCTTTGCCATTTTCTCATTCATTTCCTGGTAATTGTTGTACCATAATTCTTCGCTATCACTGACTTCCGAGATTTTATCTATAAGAGCTTTTTCCAGTTTTGTTAATTCCATTATAATTCCTCCTTTAACTCCGCAAATAATTGTGCTATACTATAAGTGCGTTTTTGTGTCTGCCGCTCACTGGGATTGCCGTCCCGGAGCGGCTTTTCTTCTTTCATACTCTTGTTCCGACCGACGCATAAATTCGTCTTTGTGTTCTTCGTAGTACTTCTTTTTGTATTCCTTAATCCTTTCTTTGTTTTTGATTGCGTATTGACGTTTATACTCTTTCTGCTTTTCTGTATACAGTTTTGTTTTCGTTTTTCCTTTAGGTTCTTTTGCTTTAAGCTCTTTATCTGTAGGACAACCTGCGTTTCTTAACATAAGACCTTCTTTTGCTGTCTGCGAACCATCGTATTTACAATCATCATATATACAGTTAAAGCAGTCCATATCACAAATTTTCTTAGGCATTTTGATAACCTCAATCCGTTTTTTTAAACTGTGTACACGCTACTCCTCGCCCTCTTTCGTAACAAAGTACTGCGTAATAGCACTTTTTACAGTCGTTTGATAGCTTCTTTTTCTTCTTTTTCATTTTCTTCGCTTTAACACTCCCTCGTAGCTCCCTAAACTGGCAGCTCCCCATAAAAACTCGTCTAATATTTGCTCGTGTTTTTTCTTTTTCTTGATTTCGATTTTCTTCAACTCCTTGATTAGTTTTGTTTCTTCCGACGTTATGTCCCGAAGCTTGTCCATCACTCACCCACCTTTACAATAATGTTGTTGTGCTGTTTACGTTCTCTGCTTAACTCTCGTTTAAGTCGTTCGCAAGCCCATTTCTCGGACACAAACTCCATCAGTAACATCAAATTTCCAAACAAGATGTAGATAAAACCGCCATTGTCGTTTTTAATTATCAGCCCTGCACCGATTAAAAACCAAAGTGTTGTATATCCGATTGTTAGTAGTACATCTTTATTTTTCTGCATTTTCATCATCCTCAAACATTGTAATTTGTCCTTCCATTACACCGCTTCTAATCCACCACTCAAAAACTTCTTCGGCTGTTTTCCATCCTTCTTCTGTGCTCCTTGGAGTTCTGTTCTTAAGCATTCTATCAAAAGCTTTCAAATATGCTTTTTTGTACGCCGGGAAATCTCTAAATTCTTTTGTTATTTGCTTATAAGTTGCCATCGGGCAACCTACGCAACCAACTCTTTTATAACCCATTTCGTACATAATATTTATATTTATATTTTCCGAACGAACGAAGTTCCAAATGTCGTTGTCTGTCCAGTCAATAATCGGATTAACTATCATCTTTCCTTTTTTAATACAATGTTCTACCAGCTTACGTTTATCATAATTATCGCTATTTAGCATAATTTCATCTGACAATTTAACCTTGTCACGTAGTTTTTTTGTTATGGTTTCAAATGCTGTTCTATTGTTTTTACGTTTTAAACTTTCAGCCCAACGTACACCAGTTGCAACGCACCTGTTTGCTCCCGATGTTTCTTTAAGCACGTCACAACAATACCTTGTAAGTTGCGTTGGTGGCATCTTTTTTTGTGGTATTAACTCCCACATACTTGTCCTTTTGCCTTTGTATGTTGGATAAACGATATTGCATTTAATATTTTCGTTTTCAAGGTTCTTAAAAACTTCTCTGATATGATAGACGGTTGGTGGAGCATCTGCTGTTGTGTGCGAGTTTACAACCTCAAACTCAACACCCGAACGTTTAAAAAGCTCAAGCATAACGTCACTGTCTTTGCCGCCTGAATATGTACAGATTAAAGGTTCGCCGTAATACTGTTCTGACATTTGACTTCCAAGCCGTATTCGCTCAATAGCTTTTTGTTCTAAGTCCATTTCCTCACACTCCTATTATTTTTATTACGCTTTTTCATCTGCATTGTAGCCCCACTGCGTAGCCATTGCCCTGGCAACCCCCACAAAAGTTTTAGAACGATTTCGAGACCTATCTTTAGTTACTTTTTCTTCCCATGTATAGGCTTTTCCGTTTGCTCTCAAGCCAAATAACTCTGCATTATTCGGACGCTTTAAATTATTTGTTTTTAATTTTTCTAAATTTTTAAGCCATAAACAGGTTCTTTTAGTTACATAATCAAAATCATTTTCGTCTTTCGCAAATTGATACGGCTCTATTATTTGAGTTGGCTTGCAATACGCTGTATTCATAAATCCCACTGGATTTTCTATACATATTTTTTCGATTGGAGCTAATACAAAATACATGAAAAAAACTGCCGCTAACGCCCTGTTTTTCCATCGTTCAGCAACTTTTTCTGGTGGAGTACATCTCAAGGAAAAACCTCTTGTACACACATTGCTCAAATATGTGCAAGGTGGATGAGCAATAAGCAAATCCCATTTTTCTATGTAATGTTCCGTGCCATCCATTGTTGTAAAATGGCAATAATTATTCAATAAAGGGATAACATTTTGTTTGATATGCCATTCCGGATGTCCACCCGAACAATCTACGATGTCACAGCTGTAAGCCTCATGCCCAAGATTACGAAATTCTTTGCAAACCGTTTGACTTTCCTCACAAGCGATTAATACTGTCATTGTTATCCTCCTATTAACTTTATTACGCTGCCTATCCCATAGCCGATGAACCATGCTACTACTGCCCACAGCATAAGGAGTATTATTATTGCTGTCTTTCTCACTGCTGTCCCTTTCCTGCAAACCTGTTCGCCAGTTCTCCGGCAACATCTGTTACAAGCTTGCTATAATCAATATTTACTGTCGGTGGTGGCTCATAACCATCAATCTTAATGCCTAAGTATTCGTATACTTTAGGCGGTAACAGGCAATAACTTTTCTTGTCTGTGCCGAGTGTTACGGCTATTGGTAACTTTCCGCTTTTTATTAAGTTCCTTAAATTCTCTGCCGAGTAGCCTGTTATTTTTGCTAATTCGGGTATACTTGTCATTTAATCACTCCCTTTTAACATCCCAGATGATTTACAATATCCCTTATCATTGCCGTTCCGCTGTCCATAGCTACGTTAATTTTTCTTTTGCCACCTGCAAAAACGGCTGTTACAACTTCAAGTGTTGGGTCGTAGTCCAGACTTACTAAATCGTAAGCATCTCTTGTAAGCTGTAATACTTTGCAAAGCTCGTTACAAATTTCGGTTTTGTTTTCCATTTGTTTTCCCTCCCATTGTGCTTACCTTCTTCCTTGTGTATACTTAATTAGCAGGTGTCCATACGCCGAGTAACCAAGAAAGGAGGATATATATGAAAAAATTGAATTTAAGTCGTGAACAAATTGTCACCGAGTTTGCTAAAATACAGTATCAAAACTATTTATCTAATCTGCCATTTGATATAGATAGTGCTTTCGATAACAGCAATGCACTTTTTGATGTGTATTTAAAATTCTTAAATCAAGCAAATGCTCTATATGACAGCTATAAGCCTTACTTAGAGGACTTTGTTTCCGATACTATCATCAACTAATTTTTTTAACTTACTTATAACAACGCCCATTTCGTTATAAGTAAGCCCTGCCGATACTGCCATTTCATACATTGCTTTGACAGTATCGGTTATTTTTTCAGTTGGATTAATCGTTAGACTTAATAAAGTTTCTCTTTCCAACCCTTCCACCTCCATCAGCTCGCCTCCTTATTTTCGTTCGCTCTTGCTATGTACAACATTCCCTGAGCAAACGCTAAAAATCTTTCCTTTTCGGATTTTGATAATAACGGTAATGTTTCTTTAACTGTTGCCATTACCTCTTTTTCGTCTTTCTTCATTTATTTTCACCTCGCTTTACATTAGCAGTAAGCATATATTCGCTATGTTCACAGCACAACTTAGAGTTAAAACTATCCGAAGTTCAAACAGCTGTTTTTCTAAAAGATTGTTCTTGTGTTCAAGCTCCTCTATTTCCTTATTGGTGTGATTGAGAACTCTTTCAACAATAGGAATTTTAAGTGCTTCTACATCTTTTTCTAACTGCTGATAAAAGAAGTCTTTACTCATCTTTTCACCTCGCTTTCGTTTGTTGTCTGTGTAACTATTATACGTCAGCTATACAACATTGTCAATGCTTTTTTGTTGTTTTTAACACAATTTGTTGTCCATGTGACGTTTTGTATTGATTTTAGTTTGATGATACTGTATAATGTAAATATGAAAAGAGGTGAACTAATATTGAATGAAAGATTAAAGAAATTAAGAAAAACTTTAGATTTAACTCAACAGGCATTTGCTGATAAATTGGGAGTAAAACGTAATACAGTCGGACAATGGGAAATTGGCCGAAATGAACCCAGTGACGCAATTATCTTTTCTATTTGTCGTGAATTTGATGTAAACAAAGAATGGCTTTGCACCGGAGAGGGCGAAATGTTTGTTATTCGAAGCGATGAGGAAGAAATAGCTGCATTTTTAGGTGATGTACTTTCCGAGGAAGGCGAAACATACAAAAAACAGCTTATTCTGGCTCTTGCAAATTTAAGTGATGAAGGTTGGAGAGGTATAAAAGAGTTTCTTGATGCACTTATCGCAGAAAAAAAAGAAAGAGGAGAGCTTTAACGCTCCCCTCTTACAACATTTAAGTGAATTATAAATATGTACACAATTCGTAATTGTTTTTCGCTTAGGTCTTTTAGTTGCTTCTTAATCATTAGTTTGTAATCCATAATCAACTCCCCTTTGCATTTTTAGTAATATTTAGGCGTTTTTAGGTACTATTACTATTGACAACTTTTTGTGTTGTTCGTACTATTAATTTATAAAATCTTTACTTATTTAATGGGTTTGTATTGACTTTGTACGGTATTGGATTTACAATCAATTTATAGAAAATATTGGTAAGTTAATTCCATTATATACCTAAATTTTACATTGTCAACCATATTATCACCCATTATGAGATTTTAATATATAAATAACAGGCATTATTGTTAATTCAGAAAGGTTTAGGGTGTAATAAGAATGGATAACGAAGAACCAACAAAAAAACGTGCATATATTAAATATGTGACGTTTATACCATTAATAGTGTCAATAGTTTTTAACGTCTACTTTGGTTCTAAAGTAACTAACTTAACAAATGAGTGTAATTTGGCAAATGAGGAAAAAGCAGAGGCAGAAAATCAAAAAAAGAAAGCTGAAGAAGAATTACAGACACAAAAAGGAAAAGCATATGGCTTATATATCGAAAATAATGAATTGCAGTCAGAATTAATCTCCACCCAAGCTAACTTAGATTGGTACAAGGAAAATGCGGTCTGCGTAACTGAAACAGGCAGTAAGTATCATTTGGCTGATTGTTATCACATAAGCGGAAGAAATTTTTATATTTATAACGTGGAAAACGCAGAATACCAAGGTTATGAACCATGTTCTGACTGTTATAAAAAGTACTTTGCTGATTAATTAAATAAAAAAGGAGTCGATTTCGACACCTTTAGAAATAAAAAAATCCTCCTGTATTGGCAGTACAGAAGGATTAAGGAATAGCGGTTATGTGAAACCACTACTACAAAGAACACATTTAGTATATCACATGACCGCTTTAATTTCTACTCTTTTTTTAGAATTAAGGAGGTCTTTTTTTATGAAGCGATTACCTAACGGAATGGGTGCTGTTGTAAACCTTGGAAACGGCAGACGTAAACCATATGCCGCTCGTATTAGAGCTGGGATAAGTGCGAAAGGAGGAACTATATATAAATACCTCGGTTATTACTCGACCAAACAGGAGGCTTTACAGGCTTTAACGGACTATAACAAAAATCCGTATGATGTTACAGCCGCAGAAGCTACCGTTGCGGATATGTGGGAAGTGTTTAAACAGAGAAGATTTAAGGAAATATCAAAAAGCGGATGCAATATATATACTGCTGCGTATAAGCATTTAAAGCCGTTGCATAACACTCCGATAAAGGACATAAAAACATATCAGATACAAAGCCTGATTGATAACTTAGATAGAAGCTGGCAGTCAAAGAGCCATGTTCAAACTCTGATGAACCAACTCTTTAACATTGCAATGGAACTTGATATTGCAACAAAAAACTATGCAACATTCGTTAAGATTGGAGAAAAGCCACAATCAACTAAACATAAGATGTTTACACAAGAGGAAATAGACAGGCTGTTTAAAGCTGTGTTTGCGGAAGAGTTTGCTGATACGGTTTTAATACTTATTTATACCGGAATGCGACCTTCTGAATTGCTTAACGTGCGTATATCTGATGTTCATATTGAGGACAGATACATGGTCGGAGGAATGAAAACCAAAGCCGGCAAAGATAGAGTAATACCGATCAACGACAAGGTATATCCTTTTATTCTTAAGAGATACAATACCGACAACAATTTTTTGATTGAGCATAACGGTCTTGGTGTTTCTTATCCACAATATAAAAAGGCTTTTTTAGAGCTTATGGCAAGACTGGAAATGGAACATTTTCCCCATGATGGCAGACATACGTTTGCTTCACTCGCCAATACCGCAGGAGTAAATGAAACCGCCGTCAAGCTAATAATGGGACATACTTCACAGGATATTACCGAGAGAGTATACACTCACAAAGCAATCTCCGAATTGTTGACAGCGGTTAATCAAATTTAATATTTCAAACTTTTTGTTTTATGATGTGTATATTGTTTGTATATATTTTAAGCCGTTTTAAACCGTTTAAAAGATTGCTGCGACCTTATGAAATGTGTATTCCATAAGGTTCGTTGTTGTATAGTACAATAGTTTCCTTAATAAAAATTTAATAAATTAAATTTTCACAAATCTCGAAAAACCTTGATTTTACTGGCTTTCACGTTTTGTAAAATTAATTTTGTATATTATTTGTATATCTTTTTTCAATTTTAAGTTTTTGAAAAAATGATATTTTATTTATTAATTGCGGTCATGTGATATTAAAACAGCCCCCGAAGGAGCTGTTTTTTATTTACACACTATATATTCATAATATAGTGATGTTTTATTTTTAACTGCATCTTTATCATATAACCATGCTTCTGTCATGTCCGCCCATGCGTTCGGTGTATCACCTACACCGTATTTCTCTAATGCCGCTGAATAATCAGAATACAGCATATTCATTACCGCATAATATAACGCAGTAGATACATCTGTTATTCCTCTTGCGTTTTTGACATTTTCGATTTCGTCCATGCTCCAATGCTCTCCGGTTGTACCATCTGAGTTCTTCATATGATGAACCCACTTTTCGGCAAGTTCCGGTGTCATTTTTATATAATGGTCTGTTTTTTCATCTTTCAGATTTTTATAAATCTCTGATAAATAAAACAGCTCTTCAATATCTTTTAAACAAAAGTGGTCTTTTTCTAAAATCTCATTGATTTCGTGTTTAATTCTGTTCATCAGTTACAGCCCCCTTTATTATATAATCATGCAATAAATCAATATCATTTTTGTTAAATGCGACATTGCCGATTATAGGTATCTTAGCCTTAAAGCCTTCTTCCGGCATCTTTTCTTTCATTATATCGAGTAACATTTCTATTTCCACGTTATCCCCGTCTATGATACCCAGCATATTTATAAATGCGTTATCTTCTGCTTTTTTAATGGTGTTTGATAATAATTTTATTGCACACGCACTAACTACTGATACGCCATATTTTTTTACTTGTGTTTCATCCTTTAGCTGTGGGAATATTTCGTTATCAATATATAATGCTATTCCCTGTTCCACCTGCTGAATTTTTACCATGATTATACCTCCTAAAAAAGAGGGGCTAAATGCCCCTCCTTAGTGTAGACCTCAACAGCAACATTCGGCCGGAAGAGGGTTATATGTTTTCTGTGCAGTTGTTGTTGTGCCTGTTGTAACATCTGCAACCATCTTAGGATAAAATGTTGCATTGACGTATGTAACAATCGAATTATCCGCACACTGTCTTTCCTTCTTTTCGCAAGCAAGTCTTTCAGAAAGCATTGAAAAACTATCCTTTGTAGCCTGATTCTGTACAGCCTGCTGACAAATAGCTGAATTGATTGATTTAACCTGTCCATCAAAATACTGGTACATTTCAAGCAGTTTCTTGTCTGTGTAGGTATTTGCGTCTCTAAGCTTTACTTCATTGTTTAGAGCTGCAATTTCAAGGTCTTTCTGCTGGATCTGCTTTGCGTTTTCAAGCTGTAAATCAAACTCATAACGGTTTACAAAATGATCTTCACTACAACACGCCTGTGCCGGAGCTACTCCGCCGCCAAGTCTACTAAGTATGTCAAGACCTGCAAGCGATAAACCTGTTATGCCTGTTGCTAAGCCTGCCTTTGCTACTCCAGAACTTCTTTTTGTTGTTTCCTCTACAAGTGCCATACTACATTCCTCCTTTAAGATTAATAGCAGAAACCAAGTAATTGATACAACACTCGGTTTCCATTTACTGGTTACTTACAGTATAGAATACTATCTACCTTAAAGTGTGCCATGTATATGACATTGTTTAACCTCTAAAACATAATGCACGATTTTATTAACTATTGATGTATACCGCCTTGCTACCGTGCGGCGACTGGTGTGTAATTCTGCCGCAATATCCTCTTGATACCAACCCTTACGGGCTAAATTAATTATCGCTAATTCTTCGTCAGTAAAATCTATATTGTCTATAAACTCTTGCCATTGTTCCTTGTAGTAGTCCAAACGTTTCATTTACTCACCCTTCCGTTATTCAATTACGCCTTGTTTTTTATTTTCCTCACTTTTCTTTTTGTTGTTTATATAGTTTTTATAATCATTCACCGTAAGGTTATTTATATTATAAGTATCTGAAATTCTGTATTCCTTAACTATATCTTTACTTGCGTGCTTATCAGCATAACCGTATAAAAAGTTAAGTGTTGCTATCTTTTCGTCATCGGAAAGATTTTTCCAATATGAAGATTTAACGAGCTCCGGCATTTCTTCTTCAAGTATTTTTGAATACGATGACATATATTTAGATTTATCTTTTGCACTCATTTCATGCTTAATGGCTTTATATTCTTTTGTGGCATTCTGTGAGATTGTTTCAGGTGCTTCATATTTCGGTAGTATTTTACTGTCTTCAGTTGAATTATAAATGTTTTGTATCGCTTTTATAGTGGCATCATCAAGATTACCGGCTCGATCTTCAAGTGCTAATCTCAAATATTCATCACGCTGTTTACCACTTGCTTTCTTGATATTCTGATTTGACATATCTTTATACAATGCTTCATATTCTGTTTTAAGTTTCGGTGAAACAAAACCGATTATTCCGACTGTATACTTTTCAGCATTTGACAATGGAACACCTGTCATTTTTGATATAGCAATAGCAAAATCATGTGCCGATTTAAAAGCCTTGCTTTTTTCTTTTGACATATATTCAGGTAATACTCCCTGTTGTCTTGCATCTGCCGCACCCTTTATATAATCTGTGAGATTTTTAGTAAAATCTACACTTGTTTCTACAATGTCATTAATCATATCAAGCGTAACTTCTTCTGTGCCATAGTATGTATCTCCGTTTACAATCGAATTGAATATATTATATATCTGAGTGCCTAAATAAATATTTCCAACCGCAGCTTCTAAATAAGCTCTTTTATAATAGTTCATTACACTTCGAACCGTTATATTACCGTTTTCATCACGTAATTTTTTATCATTAGTTACAGCTTGAGCCAATGATGTCATTGCCACAACAACAGCATTTGCAGTAGCCAACGAAAGTATAGTTGACCTAAGTTTTTTTGCAGCTTTCTTCTTTTCGTTGCTGTTACCTTTTTTGCTCTCGGCTTTATAGGCGTTGTAAGCACTGTACATCATGTTGTAATTCTGGTTTCGCTGTGTAGCAAACATATTAAAGGCTTTCGCTACTGCACTTTTGCTACGTGATATACCTGTGCGTTGCATTATATTATACATAGGCTGTGTATTTTCAAGTGTTGTTTCATAAAGCTTAGTTACAGCGTTCCAAAATTCGTCACTGCCTACTTCATATTTATTTTTATTTAATATATTAAAATATGCCGCACACGCAATTTCATCCGTTGCCCATAAATCCATGTTACGAATCCACTTCATTGGATTGGCAAAGTCTTTAACGTTTTGATATTTTGATACCGCTTTAAAACCACCTGTGTTTAATGCGTTAAGCTCTGCTGTTGAGTTGCCTCTATATGCTCTATCCCACCTATATCCGGTTCTCTTGTCAATTTGACTGAGTATTGATTTACGCAACTTAGGAGATGTAACAAATAATCCTTTTATTATATTTGCTCCGCCGACTTCCGGAGCCGCTGTTACAATCGAAGCCGTCTGCTGTAATGACACTTTAGGATTTGCACTTAATACAGACGCTGCGTAATTACTCATAAGTTTTCCGGCAAAAACATCGATAAAATAATTATCGGAGCCAACACTATTAAGGTCTTTTACAAACTTATTTACATAATCAATCATATCATTACCATAAGTGTCCAAAACAGCTTTCTTCAAAGTTGTCCCACTATCATTCTTTGTATTCCAAATCATACTAAAATCACGCATTGGAACGCCATATCCGACAAGCTTTGATACATCATTTATAGCGTCTATTACAACATCGACAGCATTTCTTCCTTTTATTGCTACTCCGGTTGTTCCGGTTCTTTCTTTCAGAAATCCGGCGTTATTTATATTTCCTTCCGTTTTATTAAGATTAAACTCTGTTACAATAGTATCTTTATCAACAGCTTTAGGATAATAATTTTTTTCTTGTGCTCTTTCATATCCATGTGTAATCATAGATACTTCATTAATTGCATTGGTTGACATAGTGTTAAAATACTTAAATGCTATTTTTGCAAATTCCTTTTCTGCCTCTGTCATTCCTCCGACAATTCTTTTTATATCTTCCGGCTTTAAAATCACAGGTTGCACATCACGATATAAATTCTTATAATCGTTTTTTCTTAATGCGTTCAAGTTCATAAATGTGTATCCGGCATTCTCCATTGAAGCTTTATTGTTTTCGTTTAACGAATTAAGGTATATGTCAATGCGTTCGCCGGGTGTCATATAAATTTTTTCGCCTTTATTATCAACTAACCCTGTATCTATTCTCTTCGCTTTTTTCCCACCCCAGCTTTTTAATTCTTTTGAATATTCGCTGTTGTTTAAAAATTCATCAAATAGTTGCGTTGCTTCTTTTACATATTTGGTTGCTTTACGCTGTCCGTCAATAAATTCTTCTCTTATCTGTGACATTGCACCGCCCTCATTAAAATTGCCAAGAACATTAAATACAGTAGACATATTGAGGCTTTCGACATTGTAAATCTTATTAAAGAAGTTATTCTTTTTAGCTTTTGCTTCTTTTACTTCAATCTGTGCCTTTGCAGACATATCTTTTGCAAACTCATGTTGAACAGTACCTAAAGTTTTGTTATAGGTAGCAAATTCATGCTGTAAACCTTTTAAAGTATCATCAAGCTCTTTTAAATCGCCATAGCTCATATCCGATACTCTAATTTTATTCAACCTATCTATCTTTTCTTGCAAGTCTTTAGAAACAACAAAGTCAGGGTCTTTCGATTGCATTAATTCAACATAAGCTTTTACTTCTATTGCTTCCTTTATAGATTTGCCACATATACTTTTAGCTTTAGTGTCAATATTTTTTATTGTATTGCGTACTTTTTCCTGCATTTCCGGAGGCATATACTTTATCTTGCTGTTAAGCTTTCGTGTGTTTTTTAACACTTTGTCACCGAGTTTTGACATTTCTCTTTTCTTTGCCGCACGTTCATTTGCTTCGGCGTTCTTCTCTTTTATGTCTGTTATTTTGTTCTCATACCTTCTTTTTGTTTCGGCTTTCGCTCTACCAACCGCCATTCTTGTGGCTAAATCCTGTCTGACAAGTTTTTCTTTGTTCTCTGCCTTTAATGTCTTGAGTTTTTCTTTATTATCGGCTTTTATGTCTGTTATTTTGTTCTTGTACCGCTCTTTGGTTTTAGCTAACCTTGCATTATATTTTTCTATAAGCTTCTTTTCGGCATCTGTCCTCAGTGTAAACCTCATCACACTACTGCTGTTATTGCCCTTAGCCATTGGTAATGTACGTTTACTTTCGTTTATATGTGCATTGATAATGCCTTGATCATGTGGCGTAAAGTCAGTCATTGCTTCTTTTATTTCATTCTCGGTATAGTCTGAATAATTTACATCTACGCCTTGCTCGTCATTGACTGTTGGTAAGGCATTATTGTTATCACTTATTGTTATCGGAGAAAGTTCACTTTGTGCCGCTGTCGGTAAAATGGATATATTTTTTTCTAAATTACTGTTGTAATTTTGGTTTGTATCAGATATACTATTATTAAGCAACGGAATATTGTTATCTCTTAGAGACGCGGTCTTGAAACCGGTTGCGGAGTTATCAATTAAACTTCCGTTGCTTTTTCTTTTTGTATAAATCACATCACCGTATCTGTCCACAACTTCATGTAAATAATATCTATTTGAAGTGCCAGATTTCTTTACTACTGCGGCAACATAATTTATCTCTGTTTCACCTGTACCTGTTTTTATCTCAACAGGTGCAGCAAAAATATAGGTATCATATTTTCTGTCTTTCCAATTTGTTTCAAAGTCAATCTGTTTTCCATTTTCCAAGACAGCAGGAACGGATTTAAACGTTGCGGCTTTTCGTTTTCCAAGACCATGTGCTACACTATCCTTTACTCCAGCCACATCTACAACAATATCTCCAAACCCTTTTCTTACAACCTTATTCCCCAGAGAAGCAAAGAACTCACCTACTGTTTCAGTAATTTTTTTGCCGCCTTTTTGAAATTCTGTGCCTGTTATTGTTGATACAGGCTTCATATCTGATAGCTCCGGTATACTGTCTTTAAGTTTTGTTATAACAGAACGAGTATCATTTGTTCTTTCTGCTTTACTGACAGGCATTGAAATATCAGAATTTGACTTCGTATTACCATTCGAATAATCCGCCGTTGACATACCATTGTTATTGATGTTCACATTTGCTGTATTCACAGGATACTGCGAACCATACGTCAACATTCCCATATTCGGAATATTTGCATACTGATTGTTTGCCACTGTCGGCAATGTTGTTCCCGATGTTGAATTTTCTGTTGTATTCCCTCTTACAGATGATTTTATTCCGTTTCCGATATACTCTACCCCGTTATTTAAAACGCTGAATAAGGCATCTGAAATAGCATTTTGTACCACTTCATTCCAATTAACCTTGCTATCCTTATCGTACACTGTATCGGCTAAACTATCGGCTACCGTTCGTGCCGCACCGGCTAAGCCTGAACGCACAGCGTCCCATGTCAATGCACCGAGAGTTGACGGAGAATAATATTTATAGCCTATGTCTTTTAAGCCGAATATGATAGCATTTTTAGCGTTGCTATCTAACGAATTTAACGCCGACATAAGTTCTCCTTGCGTTCCGTTTTTAGCAAGGTTAAAGAAATCCTCGTACCCTATCTTTTTAGCGGCATAATCAAGAGTACCGGATACCAAGCCACGACCCAAAGCTTCTGTTGCTGTTTTGCCCTGTTTTGCAAGGTTATATGCTTTACTTCCGGCTGTGTTTGTTGCCATTATTGCAGTTGGTAACATCGGATTGATAACCGCTGTCGGCAATGTTAATGCCATACTGCCAAGAGATATTCCTATGTCACTTGCTGTTTGTAATGGTTTTGGTAAACCTGCTTTCGCTCTATTCTGATTTTCTTCAGCTTCTTGATATAACCTATAACCTAATGTATTTTTACTTGTAGTGTTTCCAAATGAATACTGTGGATTATCAAGATTATATGTATAATCGTCAAGTGCAGATCTAATTCCTTGAGTTTTTACTTTGTTTTGCCAATCAGTTAGTGATTGTTTTGCTGTGCCTGCCAACATAGCACCACCTGCAATAGTTTTGCCGATTGCCGCCGCCGCTCCATAGTCAAGTCTTTTATTCGTCACCGGCTGTGCATCTGCTGCTTTTTTCGCATAAGTGTTGCTTGCGTTTATATTAGCTATATTGATTTTATCTGCTAAGCTTGCTTTTGGTAATGCCGATAAAGTTGTGGTACCACCATTCCAAGGTTGCGGTCTGACTGTTGATGTTGGTTTTACTGTTGTCGCAACAGCACTTTTAGCAAACGAGTTATTCGCTCTGTCGTTTGCAAGCTTAACCCTTTCCATGAGTGATAACTTTGGTGTTGTTTCTGAAGCTTTGGGTAATACAGACGTTGTTTCGGTTTTAGAAGTTTTGGAAACGGAAGGCGTACCCGAAGATACGCCATTTGTTTTTTTATTTACAAAATAATTAGAATTTTTAGTAATTGCCTCATTAGCTTTTTTCTGCTCTTTTCTTAACTCATAATCACTTTTCCAACCCATTTAATCACCTCGTACTTTTACTTCTTATATGACCTTACTTCGCTTGAAGTATCGTATGTAGGCATATACCAGTATTTATTGTTTGCTTTTACATAATCCCAAGCATTATCTATATAACTTTCGCCATAGCCTGCTGCTTCCCATAATGACATCATTTTATAAGCAGCATCTTCACCACTTTTGTTATAAGCCTTTTCTAATTTTTCTATCATTGAAGTGGTAACCTTAGAGCCTTTTTTAGAACTGCCTGAAGAACTTGATCTTCTTCCAGAGCTGCCGTTAGCTTTTTTTGAGTTTGTAAGCTTCCTTCCCTGATTTGTAAGTAACTGACCTTCATATTTAGCCTGATTATATTTTGCTTCTAAATCTCTCTGCTGTTTTAAGTATGTCATATCCATTCCTGTTAATTCACCGAGTAAATCATAATCACCATATTTATATGCCATTTCGATTTGCTGGTTCATAGCTTCGTTCTGTGCTTGGTCAATAGCCGCCAATCGATTAGCTTCGTCCTGTGCTTTCTGATAGGCAAATTGCTGATCCCACTGATTTTTAGCAAGGGTAAACTCCGCAAGCCATTTATTATAGCTGTTCTGTGCATCTGCCGCCTGCATCTGTAATGACAGTGAGTTTTGAGCAAGCTGCGAATACATATTAGCTTTTTCCATATTGCCCTCTGCAAGTGCATTAGCTTCTGAAATCTTAAGCTGATTAACCGCATTGGTAAACGTATTTTCCGCACTGTTATAGTTTGACATATAATCACTCTTAAGTCCTGCGAGTGTGCTTTCTGCAACACCACCATTAATGCCCATTGCTTGCATTTGTGACGGTGCATTATTTAATGACAGCATATAATTGATATAGTTTGCTCTCTGCTGCTTCTCGTTATCGTTTTCGAGTAATCTCTGTTGTTCTCTGTACTGTGATGATAACGCCGCATTTCGTTCCGCTACTGCATCTTCATAGTTCGCATATATATCGTCCATCTGGTTTCGTATATCGTCCTTTGTAAGACCGACATAACCATTTGTATTTGCTCCGTACTGTGAGTAAATATCATTTAAGTTAGGTGTGGTAGGGTTATTGGGGTCTGCACTACCGCCCATTAACTCACCCTGTCCTGCAAACTGTAAACCCTTGTTATAAGCGTTCTGTATTCCGTTTCCGTTATATGCTATATCTGCATATGGATTTTTATAATCCATGCCATCACGACCGCTTAAAAAGCCTAACTGCATATTAGTCTGATCGTACATATTACCAAACTGATTATCTGCTGTGTATCGTCCACCATCTGTGCCGTCACCAAAGCCGGAATATAAACCATCACCTGTCGAAGTACGTCCATAGTTATAACCGTTTCCGGTAAGCGAACCGGTGCCGTAGGTTGACGAATGAGCGAGCTTCGAGTTAGGTGCTACCTGTCCACTTGCTATTGCATCATGTAAAGCCTGATTATAGTTCGTTGCGTTTGAATATGTGGTCTTATAAGTACCGTCCGGCTGTTCCCATGTGAAAGCTGTCTGACGGGTTGTATAATAGCCTGTCGGGTCTGCATAGCCTTTTGTTCCATCATAATCTATACTCTGCTGTAAATTTCTTATCTGTGAATCAGAGGGATTATATGAGAACCTATTGCTTGCATTTCCACCGTCCTGACCTATTACATAATTATCCTGTGAAATATTACTCTTTGTGCCATTAAAATTTCCTGTGTTCTTGTAATTAGAGAAATCGTTATCGGTTAAACCTCTATAATTAAGGTTTTCGCCTTTTATCTTTGCATTACGTTCCGCATTAAGCCGGTTTATTACGTCCTGACTTGCTCCACTGTTGATTGCTTTCTGTATCTCGGAAGCATAGTCTCTGTTTTTGTTATATGTCGGAATATTTGATATTCCGCTACTGTTCGAACTGCCGGAACTTGTATTTGCATTTCTATTCTTACGCTGGTCAGCCGTTACTGTAACACTTTGTCCTGCCATAAAAACACCTCCTTACTTAAGTGCTCTAACAATCATTGCTGTCACCTGTTCCCTTGTTGCAAATGACTGCGGCTGTGTGCCGTCTGTTATGCCTAATTCTTTGGCTTTTTCGATTTCCGATTTAGCCCAATTACTACACGCTTTTTTTGAGCGTTCAGCTAAATAGTTGTCCATCATTTTATTAAATTCTGCCTGTGTCATTTCCTCAGCCTCCTTTACTGGTGCTTTCCAATTCTGCGATACTTCAAAGTGTGGATAGTCCGGCGAGCTTTCCCAAGTACCGCCCCACGTTATCCCCAATTTTGCGGCTATTTCTCCACATCTTCTTAAAACTGACATATTGTAAAGGTCTTTTCCTTTACAAGCTATATCCCACGCCCTTCGGCTGGTGTGACGGCTGTGCTTAGTCCATGTCACTACGTTTAATCTTTTGCCGTTGCTATCCCAGAGCTTTGTTCTGCCTTGCTCATATAGTTCGTTCTGTCGCTCCTGTGAACGGTATGTTTCGGTTATGAATATATCAAGCCCAGACTTTTTACATTCATTTAAAAAAAGCCTACAAGCCGCCTGTGCGACGGCTGTAAGCTCGTTGATGTCCCTGCAAGTCATATAATCACTCCTTGTTTATCAAATTTCTAAACATTTCATAAAGTCCTGTGCTTGCAAGACCGCTAAAAAGACCGCCTAAAAGGATTTCAGCGGTGAAAACTCTGTTTACCCATACATTTATTAATACGCCTACTATTCCCATGACAAGCGGAATAAAGCGGTTAATATTGTCATTAGGTACAATGTTTTTAATTATGTAACCAAGGCATAAACAAATGCCAACAATAAGCGGTATAGCAAAGTTAGTTAAAAATGTAATATCCATACTTCATCTTCCTTTCTGCTGTTCAAGTTTTTCCAAATCGTCAATTCTATGATTAGCTACTTTCATCTGTTCCTCAAGAACCGGCACACGTTTTGCAAAATTATTATGCTCTCTTACCTCCCTTGTAAGTTCTTTCAGTTTTGTGTCTGTTACCGCTTGTGACTTACTATTGGCAATCAGTACGCCAAACAGTGTTATTGCCCCTGTTATAAGTGCCACTATTATATTTTCCATACAACCCTCCACTTATTTTCACCTCTTGTCATTTAGTATTCCTTCAACTTAACCTTCAATTCTGCCGCACTTTCTATACGTGTATAATGTGGATATGACTTAATTGCCTTGTAAGCGGCAAGCTCTGCGGCTGTAAGCGGTGTTTCAATGGGTGTGGCGAGAACTCCACATACTTCAAATGGCAATAACGGTGTTAGATATGATTTAAGTGTATCTACTGTGTAATCAGTATTTTGGGGCGGTGATATGTATAATCCTGTGGTGTTGACTGCACCTACCCATTTTAATGGTTGTGGCTTTCCCCAAGCAAAATAAGATGCAATAGCGATTATACTTTTCACGTTTCCGGAACCATAACCAGAAAGAATAGTCCAGTCCACATATCTTCCTTTCAATTCTGTTTCCTGAAGTCTATCAAGAGTTTTAACAGTACTTTTCTTAACTCTCTGTACATATACCCCACGTTCAAAATCTACCTCATCACATATCCATTGCTGCCCCGTACTATCTGTATAATTACCGCCGGTGTCAACAGGTATGCCGCAAAGTCCATTAGGTGTATTGATTGTAAGCGTTTGGCTATTGCCGTTATTGTCTGATACCACCACATCTACACTCCCACCGTCACCTATGCTATTGATAGGAATAGGATTTTCTGGACTTGGGACACCATTCTGCGTACTTTTTCCATATACCTTAAGTCCCAACTCTGCACGATATGTATTTTCTGCCACTATATCTGTGCCTTGATATTCATGCTCTTTTGCATGGTAGCGATTGTTGCCATGCAGCAATAACATATTATCACTTATCACGCAATCACCGTCCTTGACCAGTTGTAATAACTGCCATCATACAAAAACGTATACTGATACATACCACCTGTTGGCAAGTCCATATAGTCATAGTCGTAAGCTTTCTTGCTGTTTTCCGGCAGTGTTATATCTAAGTCTGTCTGTATAAGTCCGACCGCTCCGTTATACACGTTACCTATACTTACAAGGTCAGCAGTAAGCTTGATTTTGTCAGCCGCCGAATAATCCCACACACCATCATCAACAATCACAAAACTCTCATATCGTTTAGGTTTATTAATTAAGTCGTTATAACTGCCTGTTGTTGCGACAGTGGCAAGCTGCAAGATGTTAAGCAGGTAATCCTTAGACGGAGCAACAAGCTGTATGTCAGTCAGCCATACCCAAGTAGGATTACTTAACGCCGTACCATCTATTGCCGTTGTATAGTACATATAAGCAGATTGTACATCACCCAGCACAAAACAAATGTCCTTTTCTTTGGGATTTGCGATAGCTCGCATCTCATCAATAGTCTGTGCAATGTATATTGTTGGCATTAAGCCTATAAGCTTACGTTGCTCTTCGAGGATAGCCCGGCTTTCCACAATCATTTCCGACACCTCTGTTTTATCTGTGCCGACCTGTACGGCGAGTTGTTTTGTCGTAGTTACGTTAGTGTCGGTCTTATCCTTGTTGAGTGAGGCTGAATTGGCTTGTTCCACAGCAGTGTCTTTTGCTATTATTGCATCGTTTTTGGCTGCAACAGCTTCATTTTTTGCAGTGATTGTATCTTGCTTCGCAATCAAAATATCACTTTTAGCATTTAATACAATTTCTTTATCCGCCGAAACTTGATTAGCAGTATCTACCACTGTATTTTTTGCGTTTTCAGCTGTTGTAGCTGACTCTATTGCTTTATTTGACAAGTTGGTAGCTGTCGCAATCTGTCCCTCGACGCTATCCTTAGCTTTACTCGTTTCAACTGCAAGAGCTTTTGTTTGAGATAAAAACTCATAGGTTTGCTGTTTATTGTTTTCAGCGTATTTTGCGTGCTCTAACGCCTCTTGCTCTGACTTTTCCGCATTTAATGAGTATGTCTGAGCAAGGTCAACATACCCCTTTATCTGCTCGGTTGATACATTAAGATACTGTGCTGTACCTGTCTGCATAACATAATAGTTATCGTCTTGATTAATATTCGGAGCATTGCCGGTAATTATCTCGGTCGCAACTGTTTTCCTTATGGGAATTTTTGTATAGATTGTTTTTGATACACTTTTATCTTTAAAATTTAACTGAGCTTCATACAATATGTTTTTATTTCCGTCAAACAACAGTGTGTCCTGTTGTGTACATGGGACTATAAACGCTCCATCCAGATATTTAACTGCACCGCTGTTATCCGCTTGGTACTTTTTCTGCACTAATGGTATTTCGTCGATACCGATACTAAACGAAAATATAGCATTATCAATAAGAGTAATATCCATATCCTTTACACTGGTTTTGATTACGCAAGTGCTACCCGGTATAATTGCCATATCATCACCTCCATAAAAAAGGGCGGATTGCTCCGCCCTAAATCATCTTACTTAAGCATTGAATATATCTCATGTAAAAGAGTATAAGCAAAATAATCGCTTCTCTGATTTGGGTGGTCTACCTTTGAACCATCTTTGTTTGCAGAAATATAGAACTTATCGCCCTTGTTAGATACTAATACATAGTTCTCACCGATACCCCAAATATCATAAGGCCTGCCGCCGATACAAGGCTTACCGATTTTTGATGTAACCTCGTCTGTTACAACAAACTTGCCGTATACACTACCTGCAATATCGGGATATTCCGACACCTTAAGCATACCCGACTTAGTGAGATAGCAGAACACAACTCCGTCATCGGGGATAGCTGCCTTTTTACCGTCTTTATAAATAAAATCGTGATGTCCGTCTGCCTGTGTTGTTTTCATTTTAATAAGTTTTTTCATATTGTTTTCCTCCTAATAAAAAAGAGCTTTTGCTCTGTGGTATTGTTTTAATATGTTTCGATAACTTGATATTCTACGTGTGTTCTATAATTTGATGAGTTAGAAGTTGAAACTCTTAATTCTGAAGTTGATACTATAGTTGCCCAAGGAGATTCAATACCCGCACTTCCTGCATAAGTCCAACCACTTACTAATACAAACATTTTATCAAAATTTGTAAAGCCTTCTAATACTACGGTTTTAACTCCGGTTTTATCATAATCTACAACTTTTCCTCGTTGTATGTGTCTTATTACTCCGGTCTGCGCAGACATTAAATTTAGTATCTGATTGAGCATTTCAACAACAGTAGGGTCCGAAGCAGCTGACGAACCTAATATGTTATGAATAATAGATAGTCCATCTATACAGTCACCAGTTCTTGATACTACTGTCGTTAGCTGCTCTATCAGCTTGTTTAGCTTCGCAAATACTGTACCCTCTGTTGCTGAGCCGCCAGTTTCGTTTGCTTGATCACCTATTCTGTTAGCCGTATTATAACCTATGGCTCTAATCTCCTGCGAAGTTGCCTCCAAAGCTATGTATTTCTTTTCACCTGCCATTATGAAATTACCTCCTTATAATAAAGCCCACCATTATCAACGCCTAAAATGAATACCTTGCTTGTAGTGTCATCAATGAACTTAATATCGTTGCCATGTAAATTAACGTCATTTTCAAGTGTATAACCATTAATTCTTCTCGATGATGGAACACCACCACTTATAACATTGTCGTCAACATATTTCTTTGTTGCAGGGTTATAGGGATTTGTTGGGGTATATGGGATTGTATTTGTTTTAGACAATACATCAGACGCACTAACAACATTGTCAAGCTTTGCTTTATCTTCATTTGTGTAATTATTAGTTGATAATTGTTTGCCATTAGATAAATCTGTTGCCAAATTTGTAACTACACGTTTATCTTCATCTGCATAATCATTTGTTGTAAGCGTTTTACCCATGTTAAGCTCATCTTTGATAAGTGTTACGGTACTTTTTTCGACTGTGGTGTAATTGTTATCAGTCAGTACTTTTCCGGCTCTTAATGCTGTTTTTAAATCTTCAACGGCTTCTTTATCAGCTGATATATAATCAAAAGTTGATAACTGTTTACCCTGTACCTTATCCACCTTAGTGTTTAAATCATTAGGTAAATTATCAAGCTGTGCTTTATACGCATTATTAAAGTCATTCTCCGACAGTCCCTTGCCTGTTTCTTTCTGCTGGAATGTCTTATTAACTGCGTCCTGTGCTTCCGCTATCTCGTTTACTTTAGGAATTACCACATCAAGCGCAAGTTCGTCAAACGCTCGCTGTGCATCACTGACAGATAGACCTAATGGGTTTGGTTTAACACGAATACCTTTATTGGCATAATCTGTCGGCTGTATTTTAGGCAATGCCATTATTTATCACCCCTTATAATTTCCGTTTTCCGTAAACTCTGTGCCGATTGCATATAAACCAAACGGCTCGTTAAGTTCTTCGTTTCTGAATGAAAAACGCACTTTGTCTATCTTCTTAATTCGTATTTTTGTGCCTATTGTTCTCGGTGTGGCATCGGATGAGAAGTTTATTTTACCGAAATCAACATACGAGAAGTCAAAGTATCTTGCTTTAGCTCCACTGTTGAATAATCTTTTCCATATACCTTTTACCTCTGCCCACGCTTCATAGCTTGTGTTGATAGCCGGTGCTATCTGTGCCGATAGGTAACGGAAGTTCTTCTTTTTATAGAATATCTTTCCGTCAATAGCGTTTGTGTCCCAACGTGCCTTTATAGCTTTTCCGTTATCGTTATAAGCCGTTTGCTTTGTTTTATCCGTATAAAACTTCATTATTTTTCCGTCATATGTACCAAAGCATAATGTCTCATCTTCTACAAACAAATAACTTATATTGGGTATATCCCAGTAATAACACTCATACTGGAATGAAGAAAGCGGACTGTTTTTTTCATAGACCTTTTGCAAGCCGTCTAACAGATATACTCGGAGTGGTGTAGCAAGTACATAAAAATCCTTGTAAACAACCGCACATGAATGTTCAAGGTCTTCATCGGCTAACGCACCATTGATATAAAAAGAACGGTTCTGTGTGTATTTCTCGCCTGTTATATCCTGTGCTGTTATAGCGTATATCCCCTGTCCGGTTGCGAATAAGCTTTCATTCAGATATGCGAAATTATCTTTTCCGACAGCTCCTACGCCCTGAATAACATTAACAATACGGAATGACGGTCTTATAACTCCATTAAGCGTTGTATACTCACCGTATCGCATAATAACGTTACGTCCGTCTTCGCCTACCGATTTATGCGTTGCAAGGTAGTTACCAACAAGCGAATATCCAACTATCTCATTGGTATCAAGACCGATTGTTGAATAGCTCAAGTCACCGAAGAATGTAAAATCTTCGAAAGATGCCATTTCCGGTCTATCGTCACTGTCATATGATATAGTGCTTTTATATCCGCTGAACCAATCTCTATTCGGGTAGTCCGGATTACCGCCGACAAACAAACGGTCTGTTGCACCGTTTACACCATATACAATAGATATTGTGCATTTGTTAATCATATCGGCATAACCGGCAATAACCTTTGAAGCCGTTATTCTGATGTTATCCCTACTCTTTACTGTCGGTGCTTCCGGTGCTGTTCTGAATGTTACTGTGCCAAGCTCTAAATTCGTTGTATATTTAGATGCCGCAACAGTTACCCAGTCACCATCACTGTTCATTTGCTCTACAAGGTCAACTGACTGTATGCTATCCGACGATAACTGGTATATCTTTGTTGTTCCGTCAGCAATAAACATATTGATAAACTTAGGCTGTATTAAGTTATATTCCTGGTACTGCTGTCCTTCGCCATTTGGAGTACGTGCGATTGATACAATCGGAACTGTGGCAATCTCACTTACTTTCTTTGCTGAATATGTTGTCTTTCCATCAAATTTACCGACTACAAGATATGTTTTTCCGTCAAGTATATATAACCTACCGCCTATCTCCCATGCTTTTGAACGGTTAAAACCGACATCTTGCATATCTGAATACAATACAGTAGTACCCATATAAAGTTTTGTTCCGGCATGGACTATACGCTCTCCGTTTAAATGAAAAACGCCGTGTATAAAATCATCATACTCGGTATCCAAGTAATAGCCCATTCGCTTTCTTACCTTACCGGGAACATCTCTTATCATATTAGGTGCTTCGGGTGAACGGCTAATATCAACATTAGAGGCGGCATTTGTAAGGTCTACACCCTTAAAGCTTTCTATTTTTGTTACAGTCCTTGCAACCTGCGATGGCACACTTAACTGTCGCATTTAATACCACCCCTTTGTGTTGATAAACTCGTCATAGCCTGTCCCTTTAAGCCTGTTTGCTGTTGCTTTTGCATCTTCAAGCAGTGCCACGAACTCATTCCAGTAAACAGTCGAAGTAGATATATCATCATCTTTATATAACTGAGAAGCCATAAACCATGGCAATAAAATAGCCACCTCCGGGTATAAAGGTAGCTCATAATTATCTTTTGTATTTTCCGTTATCTCATCGGGATAGGCATTATAATACACTGTCCATTTTCCTTTGATAGCACCGTCTATAAGCAGAACGTTATTGTGTTCGACATTATAATTTCCCGCTTTGCCGTAGTTTCCGTTTTCATCTTCAAAATATACTTCTATATTTTCGAATGAATAAAAATCATACGCAAGCTCTTTAAAGTCATAACGCTGTATTCCTGTTTTTGTCCCGTCCTGCTCAAGCTGGTACGACATATCAATATGCCGTACCGCTGTCGCAATATAGTTTAAACAAGCATTAGCCGCACCCGGCATAGCTGCTATATATGGTGCTGTATTATCATCAACGACAATGCTTGATGTATCGTTGGAAAACATCTTTTGCAATGTGATTAGCTTTACGTCATACCAACGCATACTACCACCGCCTTATGCTAATGCTGTACCTGTAAGACCTTCGCCGCAAATAGCAATACCTCTCCAGTTGTTGAAACCTGCACCGAATCTTGCTCTGCCTTTCCATACGTTAGCATCTGTATTAGGGTCAATATCTGATTTAACAGTAAGTCCAAGTCTGTCTACCCAAGGTAAAGCCATATAATCCTGATTAAATTTGCTATCAAGCATAATAAAGTAAGGTTTATCACCTGTGCCAAGTCCTTTAGGGAGATAAGGCCATACAAGCACATTCCAAAGACCAACCTGAAAGTTAATCGCATTGTTAGATGATGTTGCGTCAAGCTCTGAACCGATAGCCGCAAATACAGCTCTCTTTAATGCACCGTTATTAGGGATAATGATTGTATCAGGTGCAACATTAAGAAGATTGCCGTCATCGTCTGTAAACATCTGCATTTTTTCCTGCATAGTGTCCATAACAGACTGTGAGAACGCACCTGTAAAAATGTTACTCTGTGCTTTTGTACCCTTAGTAATCGATGGGTGTGACTGTGAGAAAAGTGCTACACCATCAGCTGTTGTTGTGTCGTATTTCTTGCCTGAAATGGTTGTTGTTGTACCGATACCACCGGCAAGCATTGAAGCTGCGAACTTCTCTCTTGTTCTGTTAAACGATGTTGCGAAGATGTTAGCCTTTGACTTAATCTTGCCATACTTAGCATCTTCGAGCATTTCCGCAGTTACTTCAAATTTGTTCTTCCATGTAGTAGGTGTAATGGTCTTTTCGTAACCTTCCTGCATTGATGTAACGGGATATGCACCGTTTTCTCCTACATCTTTAAAGTCTCCGAGTGATGTTTCCTGTGAATACTTCTCGGCAAAATTAGATGACTTGTCCATATAAAAAATCTTATCAATCATGGACATTTCCTTGAATGCTTCTACGTTTTCTTCAATAACTGCTTTGATAGGATCCTGTGAACGACCAAAAACGCTATCGTTTACACCGGAACCTTCCGAAAAAATAATTCCTGCCATTGTTTTCTACCTCCTTACGCTGCCGCTGTTGCCGGTTTTGTGAAGTGTCCGACAACCGTTGAATTTGTTGTTGCTCCGTCAGTTTCATCAATTACAAATGGACCGCCTACCGTTGCTGTAACTGTAAGTCCGTCTGTATGTAATTTAACTGCTGTGCCTACTGATGTTGCCGCTACTGTTGCAGTTGATGTTGTTTCAAAATACATATAAGGCTGTACAGCAATAACAGGAAATAATCCTCTGTCATTCTTTACACCCATACAAATATGAGTTACTTCATCTGCCGCACCTGCTTTTGTAAGCTTTCCGCTTGATACTTTTAATGCTTCGCCGAGTGCTATTGTCTCGCTTGCTGTACCTTCCATGTATTCAATAGGTGCAACATCGGCTACGCCTCTTTTTGCTATTTTAAACATTAGTTCTTACCTCCATTTCTCTTTTTATAGTCTTCCGCTATCATTTTGTCTGTCCAGTCGGGGAAGAAGTTGCGATACTCTTTTGCAATATCGTCCGGAACTATTACATCTCCGCTTGTACCGCCTGAAACGCTCTTTAAATGACCTTTGCCGTTCGCCTGATTAATTGTAGCTTGTCGTACTCCTGCCATCTGTGCCTGTGCTATATTGTCTTTATTAGCAAGGTAGTAAGCTTCATTCACACTAAGTCCTTTTCGGATATAATCAACCATCTTACTGTCTGTTATATCTTCGGGTTTCTTAATGCCACAGTTAGGGTATTCCTTATTCAGCTGGTCAATATCCGACTGCAAACGATTTTTACCGCTTTCAATTCTTGTTCGCTGTTCTTCCTGCTGTATTCTTAATGCTGCTTCTCTTGCCGCTCTAATATCAGGATTATCACGCAAGCTATTAACAATCTGTTCTTTGATGTATTTATCAAACTGTGCCCTTGAAGCTGTACCGTTTTGTATTGCCTCATATATATCATTGTCAGCATTATACTGTTGCTGTCGTTCATGCCTCTGCTGTTCTTCGGCAAACTGGCGTTTATATTCAAAAAAATCCTGTGGCGACTGAATAACTCTGCCGGTATATGGATTAATGCGATTTACAGCCTGTTGATACTCCTGTTCAAGACGTTCTCTATATGCCTGCTGTACAGCTGTTGGCTGTACACCCTGCGGCTGTGCAGGTTCGTCATTACTCTGTGTGGTATCATTATCGCCATCATTGGTATCGGTTTCTTCAACTTCCGGCTCATCCACATTATCAATGACTTCTTCGGTATTTCCTTCCTCGCCAGTCTGTATATCTTCTGGTTCATCATCAACGGTTCCGCCCAATCCCATAAATTCTGCTTCTGTCATTATTATTTATCCCCCTTCGCTCTAAGGTCGCCGCCTTTCTTTACAGTCGGCTTTTTACTTGTGCTCTTTACGTCAGATTCAACGTACATAGCACCATGTGTTGTTACTTTGCCTTTAAGTGTGTTCATACCTTTACCCATACTTCCACCTCCTTTGCATAAACTTTGCATAAAAATAAGGCATGTTTTACATCTTGCCTTAAAGATGAGATATGTATGGAGCACCGCCTTTCTACGCCATATCGGCGTCGGACTGTATGCTGACATCTCTTTCTATATTTTTGTTGTATTCGGGACACTGTTCATTACGGCATTTGTATATCATTCTATATAGGCTGTCCGTTATTAACTGCCCCTTGTATACCTGCATTTCCATATTGCATTGACTGCATTTCATTAGGCATTCCTCCCATTTGCTGTTGTGCTTGCATCTGCTGTTCCTGTTGCTCCTTCATCTCTTGCAACTGCTTTTTGATGTTTCCGGCATTAGGATAATGGTATTTTTCAAGCGTTGACCAGTAGAGGATGCGTGTATTAATATCTGCCGCATCTCCAAAAGCACCGCTTTGATATGCCTCTTTCGTTGTATTCCAAAGCGATTCCCTATTCTGTGCAAGGTTATTGCTTGTATCAACCGAAAACAGAAAATCATCATTCCAATACAGTTCACCTGCCGCATCTCTTTCGAGAAACGCATAACGGTCAAATATTCCATACTCAATATCACCTATTGAGTTCTGATAATTAGTCGCTCTTGGCTCATCGGCATATGCAAGCATAAATTTAAACATTAGCTGGAATATATCCTGATATGCTGCTTGCTTCATTACTCGCTTGCTTTCTAATCGTCCGGCTGTTTGTGCCGCCGCAAACTGTTTAGCTGTTCCGGATTCTGCCGTCTTATCATTCCTGCCCTGAAAGCTATCCGTAATACCGATTGTTTCTCTTGCCGCCTGATATGCAATGTCCATAAATGTTAGGTCATTAGACACATTCGGCTGCATATTAAGAACGTCTATCATGCTCTTCTGTGCGGCATCTTCAAGCTCTATCACCTTAAGCTCTTCATCCGTTTTTCGCACATTGACTTCTCTCGGCAGTGTGACATATGAACCGCCTTTAAACAATTTCTCCTGTATCTTATCGCCCATCTTTTTAATGACTTCTTGCTGGTCACGAATACTGTCAACATCCGATGAACCTAATAGCGTACCGTTCTTAGAGATATTACGTCTTAATATGATTGGGTACTGCTTAAGCTTATACGCCGGTACTTCGTTAGGTCTTTCAGGCTCTATCAATACATTATCCATCATAGTCTCGCCATAATCACCTATTAACAGTTGTCCGTTATCGCCATACATCGGCATATCTTGATATACCGGCTCTTTCATCTGCGGAATTGTCTCTAATGCACCATCAGCCGTTAATATATCTATACTCCTATCAAGAGGAGTGCTATCCTGTGTTCGGTGCTCAAATGACTTACTATGACAGTGTGGACACTCTGCAACTTCTTCCGGCACTGTCGAGCCGCATTTTTTACAATATTTTAGGCGGCGTGCGAAGTAGTCTTCTAAGGCTTGCACCTCTGTATCTCCTACCCAACGATATACACCGATATTGCCGTTTTTATTCTTGTAGTACGCTGTAATCAATGTAACTAAATCACTTGAGTTACTATCTGTCATACCACCGTTGCTTCGGATTTCGGGGAACTCTTCTTCTTCCGTATATACATCAACATTATATACTCGCTTGATTTCTTTTTTTGTTGTCCCTGTCAGCACGAATATATAATCCATATCCTGTATATCATTAACGCCTGCTTGAGGTATAACCTGTCTCGGATGCAGTAACGTAACCTTAATACCGCCTATCGTCCGATGCGAATTACGCTCATTATCCCATTCGACAAGAAAGAAATCACCGCCCTGAATCGGTGTTGTTCTCTCGTCCATGTCGTTTATTACCTCGAACGGTAAATAATCAAGCTCATTTCTTAAAAACGCTTCTATTGTTGCCGCTCGTTCTTCATCTTCCTGTCGTTTTGCTGTTACCTTAGGGAGCGGAATAGAGCTGTCAACCTCCGCTTCTATGATTTCTCCGACTGCATTACGGACATAATTACTCTTTTTTGCTGCTTTGCCGTTAATGCCTGCTACCTGCCGAGTACCGTTATATAATGCGTCTCTTTCGTCCATTAACTGCAACTCTTTCAGGTATTCACTCCTGTTTTTTTGTAGCCTGTCTTGCCATTTCTGCAAGTCATTTGTGTTATTATTTTCTTCCGGCACTTAATCGCCTCCCATCAAAACGGATTGCCCCAACGCTTAATTAATTCTTTTTTCTGCTCCGGTGTAGCTGCGTAGTAATCGTCATACTGGTCTGCTTCCCAGCGTGTTTTCTTCTGTGTCTTTCGTGTTTCTGTCATACTCTGCTGCTCTCTGATGCCGTATGTTATAGCAAGCCCCATAACAAGGTCGTCGTGTTCGCCTTCTTCCGCTTGCGGCTTACCTTTTATGCGGACAAATGATAGCATTTCGCGCAAAGTATCAACGTCATTAATAAGCTGTATCTCGTCCCTTGCTATCTGCACCAGATTAGCGATTATAACTGGCCTTGTAGCTGATGTGGTACGGAAACCATACGACTTTTTGATTGCTCCTGTGAATGTGTCCGGCTGCTCTCTCACATACTGACGATTATATCCCAATCTCGCTACCTCTCTAATCGGATATGTCGAGAAGTTAGCCTCTAAGCCTACAAGAGCAGTATTATAGTATTGTCCTAAGCAATATATTTGCCTTGAATACTCGTCCTCGTCGATATTATCATCATGTAATACTGCTACTTGCTCACCGGTTACATTATCTATTACATGAGCCGTAAAATAGTCGCTACCTTCTCCGGCTGTATCTCCACCCAGAACATACGGTCTTGACTTCTCCGGCTCTCGGAATATCTTGATATTGCCTCTGTCGTTGTCAATCCAACGGGCATTAGTTATATATTGCCCGTCATAATCATATGCAAAATAACCACGTTTCAGCGGCTTACAGCCCTGTAAATCATTAATACGCTTAATAATAATAGCTGTATCAAATACACAAGCTCCTGTTGCAATAAAGGCTTCTTCCGGTGTCGATGGATACTCTTGCTTGAATAAATTGATGTCGCCACCACAGTTATTTTTTATGCACCATCTACGCCATGACAACTGCTCATTAGTAAGGTTATGTCTTGCCTTAAGCTCTTCTTCTTCCGGCGTAAGCTGGAAACCATCATAAAATCGGCTATATTCCGCAAGCTCAAACCATGGGAAGAATACCGGAACAAAATCATTCTCACCGGCGACCGCAGAATCCCACAAACGCTTGAAATCATCATATCCGTTAGCTGTACTCTCTATAATAACCATTGTTCCGGGCTGTGCAGGTACAGACTGTAAAAGACCGTTAAGTGTTGCCATCTTATCCCCAGTCCAGAACGCGAACTCAGATATATGTACATTACTGAGAGTATCAGAACGTCCTACACCGTCACCGCCTGCCGTTGCACATTTGATACGGCTATTAAGTCCAATGCCGCCCTCACTCTTAGCTGGGCTGTCAAATATAATCTCTCTTGCATTGCTCGCTTTTCTTGCCGGTTTAAGCATATCCGGCAGGTAAGAATAGAACAGCTTGGACATATTAAACAAGTTAGTTGTGGCATCGTCTTTATGCGCTATTATCATACTGCTGATGTTAGGTTTGACCGCCGTCCTGTGAAATATTAATGCCTCCGTCAGCGTCGAGAATCCCATCTGTCGAGCCTTAAGAATGATTAATCGTATCGGTTTGCCTTGTCGTGCCTCATTACCAATTATCTTATATAATCGCTCTTGTGGCTCGTTGAGCCGGAGCGGAACAATCCTATTATCCTTAGTCCTAATGTGCAAAAATCGGCTTATATACTCTCTTGCATTGTATATATTAATCATGTTATCAGTCATAATTATAATCGCCGTCCTGCTTGCTTAAGAACTGCTCATATGTAACCGTTGCCGTAATCTCCTGCTTATCAGTAAGCCAACCGGCTATTTTTGCATATGTTTCCAACGCCTTAAGCTTATCATGCAGCCTTATAGTCATGCCGTACTTGTCTTGCCTAATGGACATGATAGCCGCCTGCTTGCTCGGATCTATCTCTGACGTGGGTATATACTTAAGCTTACCGTTCTCGTCGACATCTGCATAATCACAAATGTTAGAAAAACCGACCGCCGCCAGCTCTCTCAATACATCGTCTTGCGTTATCTGTAGCCGCTTGTTTCGCTCCGTTTGCAACTCCTTGATGTAGTCTTGTATGTCCTTACGTTTGAGCAAGTTACGGGCATTACTGTTGCACCTGCCTTTGTCTTCCTCGCCATATGCGGCACCGTATGCCCTCGTTCCGTTATAGTCAATTATGTATTCTTGACAGAACAACCGTTCTTTTATTGCTTTCTTTTCTGACGTTCTCATGTTCTCACCTCCTGCAATAAAAAAGCCCGGCTTACCAGTCCGGGCAAAGAAAAGAATTAAAAATGAAAGGGAAATGCATTTTATACGCCTATATATTACATTAATATAGTATCATATCACGATGTTAGATTGTGTTATTATTGTGTTAGATTTTGTTAGGTCTTTTTTGCGTTATTTGTCAGGCACTCAAAAAAATAAAAAGCTGGCAAAATAACACCTTAAACGCTCGAGCTGCAAAAAGATATACAAAAGATATACAACGCCACCGGAAAACCCCGAATTTACGGCATCCGTTGGACGTTATATATTAATACTGTCTTAATTATTACTACATTATAACGCAGCACCACAAAAAATAAGCGGCATTTCCGCCGCCTACCTAATTAATTATTAATATCCTGTAATAGCTCCATCGCCTCCGTCAATCGCTCCCGGTCATCGTCCATTAACTTAATAATGTAAGCGTTTAGGCTCATGCCTGCCGCCGCCGCCTGAAGCTTGTACTTGTCTCGCTCGCCCTTGGGTACGCTTACCGTTATATTATCCAAGAGCTGCCTATGTCTTCTGATTGCTTCCGCTTGTGCCTCTGTATATCTCGCCATTATCTCACCCCCTGTATATCTGCTTACATTATATATTTTTGCTGTCTATACTTGTATAGTAATATTGCATAAATCTATACTTGTATATTTAGCAATTGTGCCTATTGCAATCTATACCTGTATAGATTATAATAAGCTCATAAGTTAAGGAAAGTTGAAAAAACGAGAGAAAAAGAAAGCATAGAAGAGGAAACAAGAGAAAACATCAAAAGAAAGGAAGAAAAAACATGAAAAACTACAAAGAACATCACACATCATTAACAAGAGGCTACATCAGAGTTAATCAGGAAATTAAAGAAGAGTATAACGGCAGATTTGGCAAGGGTTACACAATCAAAAGCCATAACCCTAACAGCACACGTTATTGTTATATTACTTATTATGTAGAGGCTTGAGAGGGGGAATAAATATGTATTATATAACTCATGCAGCATGGCAGAACGGAAGCGGCTGGAGCTACGAAGAACCGATTGACGACACAGACGAACCATTAACACCGGAAGAACTCGAAGAATACTATTCCGAGTATATGACCAATAGTGCTGACGAAATCAGATTGTACGACGAGGACGGCAACTTAATATCAGTATATTAATTATAGGAGGCACAAAAATGAAATATTTTACAGGAATTACAACAATCGATGAACTCAAGAAAGTTTATAGAAAACTCTGCCAGCTTAACCACCCGGACAACGGCGGCAACGTAACTATCATGGCGGAAATCAATAACGAGTACACAGAACTTTTTAACACCTTAAAAAATCAGCACAACGCAAAAGCAGAAGCAGACACAACAGGCAACACAAGACCTATAAACGAATGTCCGGAAGAATACATCAACATCATATCGGAGCTTGTAACACTTAAGGGCTTAACCGTTGAGCTGTGCGGCTCTTGGATATGGATAAGCGGAGACACAAGAGAGCATAAAGACAAACTTAAATCAATCGGCTGCCGCTGGGCGAGCAAGAAAAAGATGTGGTATTGGAGAAGTGAAGCAGATGCAGTTAAAAGCCGTAAAACCAAATCAATGGATTATATCCGCAATAAATACGGCTCAACATCTTACAGCACATCAGATTTATTACTTGCATAATATAATAGCCGCACTGATGAGCCGTAATGACGGCGAAACCCCTCCGGGGTCTGCGGATAGGAGGCGAAGCAATGAAAGAGGAATGTATAAGAATATACGCTAATATGTACAATTATGAGGCTGTAGCAGACATTGACACTATTAAAAAGTATGACGACTACGCCAAAAATGATATAATACATTTGCAGACAGCTATCAACCGTATGCAGGAATACCGCTCTAAACTGTACGAGCACGCTCAAAAATTAGCAACGGCAGAATATACGCTGCAAGTATCAATTAAGCGTGAGAAGCGTTATTACCGAGATAATAAGGTATACTACTATATCAATATTGCAAAGGTCTTTCCGGGTATCGGAACAGAAACAATATTAGCGGAAACCTATCCCGGAACAGAACGCAACAAAGCAATAGTAAGATACAACGAATTATGTAAGCAATACCCACAGGCAGAACATGTTAAAAATATTGACAAAGCAAGATGGGAAAAATAAGCGTGGGTGATTTATTTCATGCCCCACCGGGACAAAACATAAAAAATTAAAAATAGGTATTGACATTATACGCTAATAGCGTATACTTAGATTAAGTTAATAAGTTTGGAGGTTGATATTATGACACACAAAAAAACGGAGGGAATAAAAATGGAAGAAAACAAAAAAAATAAAAAAATCATCGTTGATTGTGCTTATTGGTACGATGCGTACCCCCACAACATAATTGCAGAGCTTGACGGAAAGATGTATCTTATCCCGACACGCAACCGCAAATCTAACAATCTAAGCGACTTCCGCCTCGTCAAGCAGGTTATTGGCAAGGAATGTATGCGAGAATTCCCTGATTACGATTACATCACATTTGGACTTGAAAAGAAATCCGGCTATAACATTGTATTAAGACGAGCAATAACAGAAAAAGAGCTGGAAGAACTGAAAAAAGAATTCTCACTTACTGATGAGGATATATCAGAACCTTACGAATCTGTTCTGGGTGACGTATATGGAAAATACGCCAAGAAATATAAATGTATACAGGTTAAGGTGCCTGATTATGCTGCTATGGGACTTGCAACAAGATTAAGGAATAAGGGAATAGAAGCCGCAAACACTAACGTCGGAATCGTAAAAATCAGAGTTCCCGACTGAACGTTAAAAGAGTTCCGGACCCAAACCGGCATGAGCCAATCTGTATTTGCTTTCCATTTTGGGCTTTCCGTCCGAAATATACAAGAGTGGGAACAAGGCAATAAAGCAATGCCGCCGTACCTACTTAACTTACTGGATAGGATATGGGAATTAGAGCACAAAAGCAATAAGTAAGGCGGGATTGCAACGGGAAAACTAAACAACCCAATAACATACTAATAGCCCCGGTTTCCCGGGGCATTTTTTATAGTAAATTTAACGCTTTTGAATGTAGTTGGCGTACATATGACACATTATATTTAAGCTCTGCGGCAATCTCTTTGTAGCTCTTATACTCGACATGGCGTTTATATAATATCTCAACCAGTATCGGATTTTTAAGTTCATGTATTTTATCAATTACAATGTGTCTTGTAATTATCAATTCCGCTTTTTTTCTGCTGATTTCTGTTTCTATGTCTACAACATTTGCGACATCCTCAGCCAATTTATCACTTGTTGATGCCTGTACTCTTTCGCCGACTTTTGCTGTTATGCTTTCCGCATCTTCTCTAAGTCTAACGAGTTCTTTTTCTTTTTGCTGTATCTGCACATCTAACAGCCGGAGCTGATTAAGATAAGTATTTGCATTCTTCACACTATCACCTACCCTCAATCATTTTTAACAGTTTTATCATGTCGTAAAAATTACATGGGTCTAATCCGGTGCTTTCTTTTATCCTTTTTCTGTGCCATGCAACAGCGTTATAACTATAAGATATGCTTTTAGCTGCTCTCGTCATGTTTAAATTACTGTCGGCTAATGCTCTTATAAATACAATATCATCCGTTCTTATCCCTGGCATTAAACAGTCCCCCTTCGTTTTCTTCGTGTGCAGCTGTTATTTACTCGTTCTTTTTACTCACCAACTCGCCAGCACAAGCCGCATATCCGGCTATATCAATAAAATTATCGGCTTTTTCGCTACCGCCTGCAATCCTCGCCGTTTTAAGCAAAATCATCATAGCCCCAACATCGGCAGGACTTATATCAACAAGTGCGTTGTTAGGTGCACATCTTGCTTTTACATAGCTTGTCCATAATTCGGCAATGATAGCGAAATTGTTTTCGGGTGCTCCGTACTGTTCTTCTCGGTCTTTCGTTACTATTCCTTTTGCACTGTCCAAAATCTCCGCTCTTTTCATTCCAACGCCATCCTTCCTAACTGTCTTTCAACCTTATATTTTTTGTACTCGTCAACTTCGTTTTCGGCTTTTAACATCATTGTGATTTGTGTAATCATAATCCAAACGTCGGCTATCTCCTCGATAACGTGACCTTTGAGATTTTCCGAATAACCAGAAACTATGTATAAATTAATTGCTTCTATAAGCTCCTGAAGCTCTTCTAAACATTTTGCAAACTGATACTTGCCGTAGTGCTCATAAATCATTTGTAATTTTGCTTTTAACTCCGCTTTTTCGATGTCCGTCATTTTGTCCCTCCGCTTATAACAAGCTTGTCTGTTCGCCGTTGTACTTCGTTCTTCGTAACAATATAGTTAATCACTCCATCGGTTCAATGCAAATTTCTTTAAAATACGGCAATCTCTCTATTTCCTCACGGAATGTATGCCATTCATCAATTTTATGATTTCTTCGGGAAAAATACATATTTTTTAAGACCTGATAATTTAACTGTACAGTAGCACGCATATTATAGCCTTCAGGCAACAGTTCAATTAACGCTCTCCAATACTTTTTATTGCCTGTTTCGTTAAAGTCTTTTCGCAATCCTTCGCAAACAGACCTAACCTTGATAAAAACATCTTTTGCATAAGCTATTTCATATATTCCTTCACGAGTAAAATCATTGTGTGAAAACTCCTTTGAATGGATACGGTGCATTTTACTGCATGAGTTTCTAACAGTTCCGACTTTGTAAGTGTCAGCTTCCGCCCACCAGAATTGCGGTGCTGTAATGTCCATCGTAACTACAATCATTCTTAAGAATTTTGAATGATCTGTTCCTGCTTTTGATAAGCTCTGCATAAGTTTTAAATCGTTTTTGCCTAAGTAAACACCCTTGCAGTTTTTACACTTTTCGGGTATCTCGCTTTCGGTGCAAGACGTTAAACACTTTGAGTACTCCATCTCTTCAACGGAGCACTCGCAACTGTCGGATTTATCCCAACTGTTCATTGGGTTTCTCATTCCTCTGATAGCGGGTCCCCAGCCGGAAACGTCAGTATTCTCTATTTTAATCATTCTTCGTCCTCCTTGTACAATTTAACATGTTTCCATGGCATCGTAGAGCGATTTGCCCAGCTGGTAGCACCATCAGCCCAAGCTAAACGCTCATTAGTATATTTATCAATACCGGCAAAATATCTCCTATACCAATCTATCTCATTGTCACTCACAAGAACCTTTGTATCAATCGGGACTTTCGACCAGTCAACTTCTTCTTTTTCGGGTTCAACATATTCGGAATCTAACCACTTTCGAAGAGTATCAGACCCGCATTCGTCATTAAATTGACAATTTTCACAATTATTTAAACTACCACAACCATGGAATTCTCCAGTTTTTTTATCTATCCCACTGCTACCATTAGCAAATAAAGTTTTTATTATATCATCTTTGTATTTTTCAAAATTAGTCATTTTCAACCCCTCCTATAATATGTTTTTTTAGTACCATCTGACATCTTTACTATAACTGATCCTTGATATTGTACTTTTATGCCAAGAGCCATCTCAGTCAGTTCTTCGAGCGATGCAAGACCACTATATTCATATTTCAATATTTTTACAGGTATAACGTGTGAATTTTCACAAGCTGTACACTCTTCTGCTGTATCAAACTCCCTGTCGCAATGATCGCATTTATAACGCTTAACTTCTTTCATTTTCGCATTCCTCCCAATCAATCCTCTGTCCGCAGTATGGGCAGTAATTTATTTGATAGTGCTCATCTTTGCAATCGTAAGAATATCCTATAAAACTATCGCAATTCGGACATTCTAAACAGTCATTTCCTTGCTCGTCCTGCTGTAAATATGGCTTTTTACTGACTTCTTTTTTTAACGCTTCAATCGCTAAATCAATGTTTATGGCATAGTCGAGTGGATAATTCCACTCAACCTCTGCCTCTGCCACTTCCAAAACTTCTATTGCTTCTTTTGCTTTGTCTGATGTCATTTACTCAACCTCAATTCCTGTAATAGCCGTAAATATTCCTGCATCAAATTCCGGTAAGCTCTTAAAGTACTCAATTAGTTTCTCCGGCATATCTTTATACGCTGTTTTATCATCTACGCCCTCAATTCTCGGTGCGGGGACACATTCCCATTTCTTTTCTTTTTCGTAGTAATCAAAAGCATTTGTAAATTTCGGATACCACCCATCCGCACATTCTCTTATATTTTCTTCAACTTCATCGAATCGTTCACTGTCTATATCCGAGTTAAACAATTTATATCTGCCAGTCTCGTTAATGCACATAATCGCATATGCAAGACCTTCGCATTTTTTGATGTAATAGCAATTAAATATGCCGTAGCCGTTGCTTATGCCGGAGCCGTTGCGTATGCCGTAGCCGTTGCTTATGCCGTAGCCGTCGCTTATGCCGTAGCCGTAGCGTATGCCGGAGCCGTCGCTTATGCCGTAGCCGTTGCGTATGCCGTAGCCGTCGCTTATGCCGTAGCCGTTGCGTATGCCGTAGCCGTAG